CCGCTCGGTGTAGAGCATGGTGGCACCGTTGGTCTCGAACTTGTAGCCGATGGTGCTGAACTGGTTCAGAGGACCGCCGATCTGGGACTTGTCCTTGACGATCATCTCCAGGGCGCCGCCCTCGGGATCGATGATGCCGAAGCCGTCCTTGCCGAAGAAGTAGGTGGCGTAGGTAACGGTGCCTGCCTTGTTGGCATAGTCCCCGTCCAGGATGGGGGCGAACACGTTCTCGATGAAGCGGCAGCCGTGGAGCTCGCCAATCTCACCGTTGAAGATCTCGGAGGTGGCAGCATACTTGTGAGCCTCGATCCACTCCTTGCTCTTGCGCAGGTCGTAGGCAACGCTGGGATGGATCACGGCGTAGTATTTGCCGCCGATGGTGGGCACCCGGTTCTTCTTCATGATGGTGACCGCCTTGGCAACGCTGTCGGGGGTCAGCATACACAGCACCCCGCCGGAGGCTTCCATCTGGCTGCAGGCGGTGGGGGTAGCCCCCTGAACGATGCCGGTGGCGATTTCCACATTGTCGCAGTAAAGCACGTTGGTGTTCACCAGCAGACCGTCCCGGATCAGGGTTTCCTGGGTCTCGGCGGCGGAAGCACCCATCTCCTCGGTGGCACCCAGGATCACATCATCGTAAGCCCGCAGCTCCAGCTTGTCGGTCACGGCGGCATAGGTGCCGTACTGATTGATGGAGCCGGTCTTGGTGCTCATGCCGAACTTCTGCCCGGTGGGGATAACGCCCTCCTGCAGAACGCCCGCCTTCTGGAAGGTGTTCCACTTGCGCCATTCCACGCTCGTGCCGTGGTTGGCAGGCAGGGGCTGCTTCTTGGCGAACTGGGCGTAGAACATCTCCACCCGGGCATTTTCCAGCAGCTCCGTGTCGTAGAAGGTTTTCAGCTCCCCAGCCAGGGAGTTTGCTGCATCGAAGTTCTGGGTGGAGCCGTTGTAGGCGTTGACAAAATTGCCGGTGGCGTTAACCAACGTACCCGCCTCGGCAAACAGCTGCAGGTTCATGGGGATCGTGAGCAGCATGGTAAGAATCTTTTTCATGGTAATTTTCCTCCCTTTACCTTGTTCACTCGGGGAGCAGTACCCTTATTTTCCGGAGTAGCTTCCGGGGTACACCTTTCTCCCTCGTGCCGCCTCGGCGCGGATGTGGGCTTTGAGGGCAGCCCTCTGCTCCGCCGTGGCTTTGCTGTAATCGAACGTTGTCACGGAAGGCGCCTGCCCGGACGTACCGCTTTCGGTGGGACGTTTGCTGCCGGACTGGATGGCATTGGAGACCTTCTGCGCCGTCTTCTGCGCTATCACCTGCCCGGCGGCTGCCTGGATCTCTCTGCGGTGGATGGCGTGGTAGGCATCCTCCACGCTGATGCCAACGCCGGGGGCGGTCATTCTGGCAAAGGCGGGGTTCTGGAGCTCTTTGCGCAGGTCGAAATCAGGAAATACCTGCTTCAATGCCTGCCCCTGCTCCTCCAGTCTCCGGATGTGATCCTGGAACTTCTGCTGTTCCAGAGTCTGGGTTTCCATGCGCTGCCGCCGTGCGTTGTCCCGCTCCTGCTGGTCCAGTTTCTTGGCGATGTCCACACTGACACCCATTTCCAGCGCCCTGTCCTCGTAGTAGGAATCGTCCTCGCTGACAGCCTTAACAAGGGCATCGTAGTCCAGCTTTTCCGGATCCATGCCGTGCTTTCTTGCCAGCAGCTCCAGCATGGGAGCCAGCTTTCCCAGATTTTCCTCAGCGCCCTTCGCCTCTCTCAGGCGGGACTGCACCACGCGCTGCATCTGGGCATTGTGCTCCGGATCTGCCATAATCTCCTCCCAGGTCATACGGCTGGGGGCGGCATTGGTTTTCTCTTCCGTGGGGTCAGCAGCGGCGTCCTGCTTCTTTTCCGGCTGCTCAGCCTGCTCCGGTGCAGTCCTTACTGCACCCTCCGGCAGCTGGGGAGCCTTTTTGTTCGCCCGTTTTCTGATTTTGTCCGCCGGAACACCCAATTCCAGCAGCCTCTGCTGCCCGGGATCGGCAGCACCTTCACCGGTTGCGGCTCCCTCGCCGCCGTCGCCGGTTCCCTCACCGGCAAACAGCTGCAGGTCAAGCCATTTGATTTTCAGCATGAGTAAATCCTCCGATTATTACTGCCGCTTTCGGGGCGGCGAATCCACTTTACCCTCCTGTTATTTACGGAAGCCGGTGTACTGCCGCCCACCGGCAGGCGGTACGAAAGGAGGTCGATGGGCTTATGCAGCCTTCTTATTTCATAGCATAAAACAGGTTCCCTTCGCTATCCCTTTACCCATGGATCTCGTAGGAAATATATTCGGGGTACTGCCTCGCCAGCATTTCAAACCCCACGCACACGGCGTTCAGGATGCACCCGACCAGTGCCGCATATTTCCCCTTGGGGGTGCAGCCGATTTCCGCGTTTCCCGGATCCAGTCTTGCATAGGCAAAGCGTACCTTGCCGCTGTCTTCCAGATTGCCCACATTGGCAGCCAGTGTGTAGGCGAGGGCAGAAACCCCGGCGCAGACCAGATCGTGCCCGGGCTCCGCGCTGTGGGCATGTCCCTCAACCGTCACCCGGCAGTGTTCCCGATAGTAAGTTACCTGGATCATGTTCTGTCCTCCTGTCTGACAGGCTTTTCTCCTCCCGGCTGGGAGGCGTTTCCGCTGCGCCGCCTGGCGTTTTCCACAACGGCAGGCTCCTTCTTCCCTGCGCCTGCGATGTTGTCGCTTAAGTACATCCGGGGTACCGCTCCCCCCGCCGGGACGTTTCCGCCGCCCATTGTGGCAACAATGTCCTGGCTGATGGTCTGCGCCAATGCGGGGTCGATCTGCTGGGCGAAGGTCAAAGCCAGCTGCATATACTGCAGGAGCTTCTGGTGCAGCTGTCCGTTCCTGGCTACCTTCTGCATGATGTCATCTTTACCGTCGAATTCCATCATGTCCAGGCACATCAGCGCCTGGTCCGCCAGCTGGGGATTGAAGAACCCCATTTTGAAGAACTGAAGCGCCAGCTCGTTCTGGGTCACCTTGGTGTATACATTGCGTTTCTGGGCGGAAACCTTGATATCGAATACAGGGGTCCTATAGCCCATATCCTCCCCGAAGTCGCTGCCCTGGTGCTGCTGCCTGATTCCTGCATTGGTGTAGCTGATGAATTCATGGGCGCCGTATTCCCCCACAATGCGGAATTGCCTGGGCAGGTCGTAAAACTGCCGGATCAGCTCAATGCAGATCTCCACGATCCGGGTGTAAGCGCGGTAAGCGCTCTGGGTGCTGTCCCGGCTGCCCTTGCCGCTTGCCTCCTGCAATGCCGCAATTGCCGAAGCTGCCGTGACCCCGGACTGAATGTTTCCGGTGCTTGTCTCCGTGTTGCCGCTGGTTTCCCGCAGCTCCTGGATGGTCCGGTCCAGAACGCTGAGATAACTGCCATCCAGGCTGTCATGCTCAATTCGCCTCAGACAATCCTCTCCGGTGTTGCTGTTGGTATGAACGATGGCTTTATTCAGATCCAGGAATTCCTCCTCGTTCACGCCTCCCTCTCCCCGGGAAAAATACCGGGGCGTTGCTCCCACCATGGCATTCTTGACGAAGCTGGTCTTCAGCAGGTCGATCTCCGTCTGGGGGTTCCGGCAGATGTCCACATAGCCGTAGCCGCAGGGGCTGCCCTCGATGGGAAACAGGGGATCAAAGACATAAGGGAACTGAGCGTGGTCATATAGCCCCACCTGGGAAAGCCAGGGGTCGTTCTCCGTGGCTTCCAATACCTGATCTCCCACATACTTGCAGTATTGCAGGGTGCTTCTTCCCCCCACCCGCTTGCGGTAGTAGACCTCAATGACGGTGTGCTTGTTCTCCGTGTCCACCTGATCATCGTAGAGGAATTTCGTGCTCATGAAACCTTTGCCCTTCAGCTTTCCCACTAATTGCGGATACTGCTCCTGCAGTACATCGGCATCGCACAGCTCCGTGTGGAAGAAATACCGGCTTTTCTGGATGTCCGTCACCCCGGGCTCCCAGTAGATGTTCAGAAGATTCACCTGCGCGATGGCAATGTCCCCCAGCCCGTGCAGCTTATTCTGATCCCAGATGATCTTGTAAACCCCAGTGCCGGTCTTGCACTTCTGCCACATGGCATCGGAGTAGGTCTTTTCAAAATGGTTCTGCTCCAGAATGCAGGGAATGATGCTGCTTAAGACCTGCGCCTGCTGAGCATCCCCGGCTTCCCGGGGCAGGATGTTGGGCTCCGGGTAGCTTTCCATGGCATCGGCGTGCTTGCTGACGATCACATTGTGGAGCCACCCGGAAACGCTCCGAAAGCCCCCGTCGCCCCCGATATTTGTGGTTTTCTGCTCCTCCATGGAGTTTCGCAGCTTCCACCAGTTTTCGGAAGCCTGAATCCGCCCCTCCGTCCTTGCCTTCCCCGCCTTGTACTTTTCCAGCGTCCGGGTAAAGATGCGCAGCTGCTCCGCCCCGATGGGCAGCTGCTCCTCCTGCCTGTGTTCCAATTCCATAACCATTCCTCCTTTATGATTTCATCGTAGGGCATCGCCCAAAGCCCTCCCCTTTCGCACTGCGCGGCAGCGCCCAACGCTTCCCCCGACTGTAGGGGCGGGTCATGACCCGCCCACCCAGGTTCGTCAACCTCCCAGGTAAATTCAAATCCGCAACCGGGCGTTTTCCACTGTACCGGCTGCATTCTATCTCCCACTGCGGTGGGCGGGTCATGACCCGCCCCTACGATCCGGTGTCCGACATTGCCCGTAGGGGACGGGTTTCCCGTCCCCAAAAGCCCCCACAGGGGCTTTTTTCAATTCGTCCCGAAGGGACACCATAACTCTGCACTCTGCACTCTGCACTTACCACCCTCTCCCCCCAAGCTGATCCAGCGGATCCGTCAAAACCACCCTCGCCTCCACCGGCACAATGGGCGCAACAGGTCTGGACATGCACATGTAGCGCACCTCGTCGGGGCAGTGATCCTCCAGTTTGGTGTTCAAATCCTCCGGATTCGTCTCCGAATACATCATCAGGGGCATGGTCCGGATGAACGCCTTGCAGGTATCAAACACATACATCCGGGCGTAGCCGTTCTCGTCAAACTGGAGCCGGTAATGTACCTGCATCCACCCGGGGATCCGCTGATTGTCCCCCGGGGTGAAATAAATCCCGTACTTCGCCGCCGTGTCCGCAATGCTCTCCCCCCGGCTGCTGTCCCAGATGGCGGGGTCTGCCACACTGTCCACGATCTTCCGCCCCTTGAGCCAGGGATGCTGCCCCTCCAGCTCCCGGATCCGGCGGAACTGCTCATCGGGGCTCCACTTCACGCCCTCGTCGGGGGTTCCCGTGCAGCCGTAGAGCTCCAGGATCCGGTATAATACCCCATCGTAGTCCACCGCCCAGTACCCAAGGGAAAAGGGCTTGTTGTAGCCAAAGTCATAAGAGCGCATGATCTTCCACCCCCGCGCCTGCCCCGCGTTCAGATC